GGACGGCGGAGCTCCGGCTCAAGTTCAAGATGCCATAACAGAGATGTTTATGGATTTTTACAAAGGGAAAGATCCTAAAGTTTTAAAAGTATTATTGGAATCGATTGTTAGAACTTTCGTTTTAATAAAAGAAAAATTAGTGCTTACCACTCATTCAATGCCTTCTGGTTGTTGGCTCACCGCATTCATAAATTCTTTAATTAATAGATTTATAACAGCTATGGTTCTATTCATTGAGATGGATAAGGACGGTTTAGTTGCCACTGAAGAAGATTTTGATGAATTGACGGATTTCGTTTTAGGAGACGATAAAATATGCGGAGCTCCGGAACACTTAGCCAAGTACTTTAACGCATTGACGATGAAAAGTTTTGCACAAAGTATTGGCATGAAGTATACAGACGGAGAGAAAGGCGAGATTACTGAACCCTCTAAACCTTTGGCTGATTGTGTTTTTCTGAAAAGAGGATTTCGGTGGCATAAAGAAATGGAGGTTGTAGTAGGTCCCTTATCCTTGAACACGCTAGTGAATTCATTAAGATACAAAGATTCATCCAGAGATTATGACGAGATAATGGGAGGTAAAATGACTGCGTTTCAGTTTGAAATATTCTTGCATGAGAACTCAGAATTGAGAGATAAAGTTATTGACGCGGCTGAAAATGCGTCCTTTTACTTCCGTAAGTTTGATAATGAACATATTAAAAAGACCATGTTCCAAGATGACACATATTCCGAAGTTATGAAATGTTTAGGCAAAAACATATCTAACTTTTTATAAGTTGAAGCTTAATATATGAAGAGTTATAAGGAACTTTACCTAGAAGTTCCGCTACTTATTAAGTTGGCAAATATAGGTTACGGAAGATTTGAAACGGTAGTCTTCCTGAGATACAATACCGTTACATATAAAAATAAAGACGAACATATAATTAGATTAATTTTAAAAGACATAAAAAGAAGTCTTTATGCAATACTAGAAGTGTTGATTAATCTCGCACTTCTTACGTTATAAAGACAAATCCATCCAACTTTATTAAGTTGAGGTTTAATGTACATAGAGTTATAAGAGATTTTTACCTAGAAGTTTCGCTACTAATTAAACCAGACGTTATATAGGTTATGAAAGATTTCAACAGTAGTCTTTCTGAAATTATATACTGTTACACAACAAAACGATAATACTAATATAATTAATACAGATTTGAAATTCGCTAAAGAAATGTGTTATGATGTTCAAAAGTCAAAACAAACTATGGGATCTTCTGTAGCCTCGGTTAACACTAGAGACATGGTGTTTACGCCTGATCATCACGACATATATCCAACCATTGATTTTCCCGAAGAGTTTAGAATAGACACAAAGCCTTTCGTGAATAGGCCCTTTTTT